GACTGCCTCGATCCATTCGTACTCATGCGAACACCATCGGACGGCACCGGACTTGCAGCGCCGGTCGGCCTGTAGTAGAGAGGTCCCATCGCGCCGCTCCCCGCTGCAACGGGCTGAGCGGCGCATCTGCTTTTGCCCTAGTCGGGGCAACCCGCCAAGGCAAGCGCCGCGAGCTCGTCATCGAGCACCACCAGCCGATTCCGACGACGCCACAGCACGCGACAACGACAGCACCGGCTCCGGGTCCACACCGAACCGCTCGAGCACCGCGCACGTCTGGGCCACCTTGTCCCGGTGGCAGGCGTAGATCACCGTCTGCAAGTCCGACAGCACCCCAGACCGAAGCTTCGCACCCGCCGGGTGAGCAGCGTACCAGCCCGCGCAGTAACCCACCGCCTGCGCCGCTGGATGCACCCGCTCCTGGCGCAACGCATACGCCATCCCGCCCTGACCCGTCCGGCCCGTCAGACGGTCGAGGCTCGATACCTGCTTCGCCGTCGCAGGTCGATCACGCCACTTGCCCGACCCCCAAGCCGCATCCGCCATGCCCGCAGCTCGGAGCGATGCCGCAGCCGCCGCCAAGAACCCCGTCGCTGCGCCCATTCGCGCCATGCGAATGCGCTCAACCTTCGTCGGCTTCTTCAGCTTCTCGCCCGTCGCAGGGTCCGTCTCATCCTCCGGCTCGAGCTCCGGCGACACCTCCTCGAACTGCTCCAACGCCTCGCCCAACGCCGCCGGCGAGTCCAGCCCGAACGACGGCAGTATCTCCCACGGGTCGAACAGGTCCGCGTGCGTCTTGCCCGGGTAGGCCCGCAGGTACCGACCCACGTGCTGGGCGTTCGCAACCCGCGACCCACGCTTGCGACGCAGGCACCCCCACGTCAGGAACGGAATGTCCACCCCCTCGGTCAACATCTGGACGTGCACCAGGCACCTCAGGTCGCCAGCCCGCAGACGCGCCAACGCCGCACGCTGCGCCTTGCCCGTCATCTGCGAGTGAATCGGCAACGCCGCCACCCCCGCATCCGACAGCCGAGCCGCAAACCGAACCGCGTCCGCGATGTTCCGAGCGTCAGCGATCCCGCAACCCGGCTGACGCCCGATCCAGTCCGCGCACACCTCGTCCAGGTCCTCCGTCGTCTCCACCGGCACTTGCGGGAAGTGCAGACGGAACGGCACCAACACCCCGTCTCGGATCGCGTCGCCGAACCCGTAGCGGTACACCTCCCGATCCCACAACGTCAGACGCGCCGACTCCGATGCACGGTACGGTGTCGCCGACAACCCCACCGCACCCACCGGATCGATGATCCCCGCGAACGTCACCGCCGCCTCGCACTCGGTCTTGTGCGCCTCGTCCGCGATCCACAAACACCGCTCACGGCCGATGCGCCGCAACTCCCGTGCCAAGTCCGGCATGCTCGGGATGCACGTCACGATCACCGGGTGCTCGATGTCCGCCCCGTGCGTGTAGTACCGGCCCACCGACCCAGCGCCGAGACGATTCGACACGTCCGCCGACAACTGCTCCACCAAGGCCACCGTCGAGGTCGACAGCACCACCGGCACGCCCTCCGACATCGCACGACGCGCCAGCTCGACCGCGAACCGAGCCTTGCCAGCACCCATCACCGCCGTCACCACGCCCCGCTCCCCGGGCTGTACCGTCCCCAACGACGCCATCGCGTCCACCTGCCACCGTCGCGGAGTCTCGTCGCCCCAGTCCGAACCCGCACCCAGACGCGCCACGAACGACGCAGAGGCCGGGGCAGGCGCGGGTAGCACCACGGGCAGCGGGGGCGGGGCCTCCGGCGTGCTCGGTGCGGCCTCCGTCGGCACAGCACCCGGCAGCGCGTCGAAGGTCAGCATCATCTGTCCGGTCGTCTCGGTGCTCATCGGTGCCGTCCTGGCCATGAGTGCGCCGGGGTCCCGTCCCGGCGGTGAAGGGGGCGATACCACCGGCCGAGGCGCGGTGTCAATAGCGCGCTGGGGACTCGAAGCGGCGGTTGTGGGGACTGTCCCCACCGAATCCCCGCAGAATCCCCACACTTTGGGGACCGATCATCGCAAGCAACGACGCGGGTCTGAGGCACTTTTTGACCCCCCGGTCCCCACTTTTGGCGATGTGGTATACTCGTTTCAGAGAGGGGGGTGTTGAAGCATAGGCCATGGGGGCAACGTCGTGCGCGCGCACGCCCGCGCGTTAAGGGTATATCATCCTTGGGGACTTGGGGACTTGTATCAAAAAGAGGTCGCATCGCAAGCAACCACGCCGGATTCTTGGTCCCCACTTTTTGGGGACCGCGTGGGGACTTGTGGGGACCGACCCTTCGACCGGGCATCGACCCGCCGACCCAGCGACCCAGCGACCCAGCGACCTAGCCACCGACCGGCTTGACGGACGCGACCGGCTACCGTAGACCCGTACCGTGCTCGCATGGGGCGGGCGCGCGAGACGAGGTGGACCATGGAGATGAAGGGCGCAGCGTATGCACAGATGATCCGCGACCGGGACACCGGCGACGAGGCACCCGACATCGAGCACGATGCCGGGCAGGACGGCACCCCCGATGCCGAGCAGCCCGCCGAGCATGCCCAGTCGACCACGCCGCTTGACCCGGCCGACGGCGGATGTACCATCACGACCATGGAGCGCAGCGCAAGCCTCGAACGCACCCTCGTCATCGGCCGTGCCTCGGATCGGCGCCGAGCGATGAAGGCCGCCCGCGTCTGGGTGCAGCTGGTCCAGACCGGACTCGTCGCCGACCCGACCGACCCCGCGCTGCGGATGTTCTCGGTCTCGGCGTTCGTGCTCGCCGCCACCGCCACCGCTCCAGACCACCTCCGAGTGCGGCCCGCGCTCGGACACCAAGGGGGTTGATCATGGGTCAGCGACGCGCCACCGCCGCCGACATGGATACGCTGCTCCAGTGGATCGAAAACGGCGAAGACCCGCCGACCCAGCGGTCGGTGCGTGCCGGCGCGGTCAAGTTCGGTCTCGACCTCAAGTCGATCAAGGCGCTCCTGCGCACGGATGAGTACGCCCCCCGCTACACGCGCGCGGTTGAGGAGCGTGGCGTCGAGGTGGCGGAGTCGCTGCACCAGATCGCGGAGCGAACGCAGGACGGTGAGATCGACCCGGCTGCGGCGCGGGTGGCAATCGACGCGCTGAAGTGGACGAGCTCGCGCCTGCTGGCCCCGCGCCGGCTTGGCGAGCGGGTGGACGTGACGAGCGACGGGAAGGCGTTGCCGGCGACTACGGCGGTCTTCGTGGTGGGTCGTGACGTGGTAGACCGGGTGGCGTCCGAGAATGGCCATGGCGACGGCGACGAAGGCTGAGCCGGTCCGGGTTCAGGGGTTGCCCCTGTACCGGAAGCAGCACGAGTCGGTGTGGGACCCTGCGCGGGTGGTCTGCATCGAGTCGACCACGAAGTCGGGGAAGACGCGGAGCTGCCTTCAGTGGCAGTTCACGCACGTCCTCGAGGGGCGTGCGCACGCTGACCACTGGTGGGTGGCGCCGTCGTACTCGCAGGCGGGGATGGCGTTCCGGCTGGCGTGGCGCCTGTACGGGCTGCCGCTCCAGTCGTTGGGTGCCAGTGCGAATCGGTCCGACCTCGTGATCACGATGCCCAACCAGGCGCGGTGGGTGTTCAAGACGGCGGAGAAGCCTGACCTGCTCTACGGTGAGAAGGTCTGGACGCTGGTCATCGACGAGGCGAGCCGATGCCGTGACGAGGCGATCCACGCCTGCTGGTCGACGATGACGGTGACGCGGGGACCGATTCGGATGATCGGCAACGTTCGGGGTCGTCACAACCTGCACTACCAGTGGAGCCGGAAGGGGGAGTCTGGGGAGCCGGGGTTCGCGTACCACCGGATCACGGCAGACGACGCGGTGACGGCTGGGGTGTTCCGACGGGAGGACGTGGAGGCGGCGCGGTCGGCGCTGCCGCACGCGGTGTTCCGGGAGCTGTACTACTGCGAGCCGAGCGACGACGGTGCCAACCCGTTCGGGTTGACGCACATCGCGGAGTGCGTGCGTCGTTGCGGGGGGCAGCTATCGCCGGGGCCGGTGCGGGTGTGGGGGTTCGACTACGCGCGCAACACGGACTGGTCGGTTCTGGTCGGGTTGAACCAGCGGCGGGAGGTATGCGCGTTCGAGCGATGGCACGGCGAGCCGGCGTACACGCGGGAGCGGTTGGCGGTGACGGTGAAGGCCAGTCGTGCGCCGCTCATGCTGGACTCGACGGGCATGGGCGATCACCTGGTGGACGACATCAAGGCGCGCGGCGTGGTGGTCGAGGGGTATCATCTGACCGGGCCGAGCAAGCAGCACCTCGTCGAGGCGCTTGCGCTGGCGATTCAGAGCAAGGCCACGACGGTCTTGGACGGCCCGCACCGGTCGGAGATCGAGGCGTTCGAGTACAAGCTGAGCGCATCGCGTCAGGTGCTCTACAGCGCGCCTTCGGGGGTGCATGACGACTGCGTGATTGCGCACGCGCTGGCGTGGTACGGTGCGGAGCGGTGGGGTGTGCGGGAGCACAAGGGTGGGTCGTTGCCCGTCATCGCGCCGCGTGCTATGGGCGCACAGAGGATCTTTTGACCGGACCGTGGCGCGGCTGCGGTTCTGGGTCGGTGCTGTCTGACAACCACCTGAGCTCGAGGCCACGATGGCGGTGACGATGCGGACCACAGCTCCGGTGCTCTACGGCCCGACGGGTCAGCCGGTGGGACCCTACCCTGCGTCGTCGGTGGCGGGCGTCAACGCTCGTGCCGGCGTCACGAGGCGCGACCCGAACCCGTTGAACACGCCCTACAAGCTGCGCGGCATCGCGGGCGTGTCGGGCTTGTACGACGAGATCAGGTTCGGGCAGCCGGTCATTCAGTCGGCGATGTCGCAGGTCGAGGAGCTGGCGAGTCAAGCGCAGATCGCGATCCAGTGGCCGGAGTGGTTCGAGGTGACGCCGGAGGCGGAGGCGTTCGTCGAGGTCTGCCGTCGGTGGATGGTCGACTCGCCGATCATCTACCAGGGGCAGGAGGGGGCGCCGCTCATCGCCGGCGGGCCGAGCTTCCGGCGGTACCTCATCGAGGGGGTCTGGTACGGGTTCTCGCTGTTCTGGCCGAAGCTGACGAGCCCTGACCTCGCAACGGCGGACGTGGTGTGGTACCCGGTGGACCGTTCGACGATCAATCGGTTCGTGGTGGACCAGAACACGGTGACGCCGGCACAGGTCATGCTGACGTCTGCGAACGGGTCGAGCGCGCCGGTGCCGTATGACGAGTTCGTGCACATCGTGCATGGCGTGATCGGCGCGGGCGAGTTCGAGGGTCGCGGGCTGCTGCGGACGCTGCTTCAAATCTTCGCGTTGTGGAAGGACGAGATCATCCGCATTGGGGTCGACGGCTGGATGAGGTCTGGCTTCCTCGACATCGAGATGCCACCGGGGAAGGACCCGACGGACTGGCAGCGGGCGATCGACTTCGCCAACGGGTTTCGGGACGGGTTGCAGAAGGTTTGGCTGCACACCGAGGGCGAGAAGGCGTCGATCACGTTCCCGCCGGGCGGTTCGAGCGACCGACTGGCGCTGCTCGAGTACTACGACGCGCGGTGCCGTGAGGTGCTGAACGCGCAGTTGTCGGGGCTGAACCTTCGAGCTGGTTCGCGTGCCATGGCGGAGGTGGTGGCGGACAACCAGACGGCGCAGGCGCGGGCGTGGTTCGACTCGGTGCTGGAGCGTTGCAGCGCCCCCCTGTTCGGGTGGTGCGCGCGGGTGCTGGGATACAGCGGTCCGCTGCCGATCATGCAGTGCGTGTCGATCGAGACCTCGACGAGCGACGGTGCGTCGAAGATCGCGGCGGCGGTGGCGGCGAACCAGGCGGGCATCCTGAGGCTGGCGCCGACGGACGAGGTGACGTTCCGGGACTGGTTGGGGATGGACCCGCTGGTCGAGGAGGAGACGGCGGAGGGCGAGGCACCTTCGGAGGTCTCGACGGAGCCGAAGCCGGCGCCGCTGCCGGGCGTTACGCTGACGGTGGCGATGGACATCCTCGCTCGGTTGAAGCCGACGGACCCGTTGCAGGCGCCGCTTGCGAGCCCCGTCGCCGTGCTGCTGCTGCTCAACGCGGGATTCCCGCGGGCGGACGCGGAGGCGATGGTGGCGGCGCAGCTCGGGATGGCGTCACCTGCGCCGGCAGGTGGGCCGGTGGTGGTCGAGGTTCCTGGCGCGGCATCGGTCCCGGCATCGAGCGAGCCGTTGCCGGAGTCGGTTCCGAGCACGACGCTGCCGGGCAACGTGACGGTTCCTGACACGCTGGCCGGGGCGTTTGCTCCGGGGGTGTCGGCGGCGATGGCGGATTCGGATCGTTGGCTGCTGCTGAGCGATTCGGTGGTGTGCGCGGACGTGGACACGACGCCACCGGTGACGGTGCGGGATGCGGTCAAGGCTGCCATTGAGGCGCACCGCCGGGCTGCGACGCGGCACCGGGTGGGGTCGGCGATGCTGCTGGCGCTGGCGCGGGACTTGGCCGGCGGGCGGCGGATCGATGCTCGCCGGCTTCATGCGCTGGCGGAGTGGTTCAGGCAGCGCGGTGACGCGGTGAGGGGTGGTGCGGGGTATGCGGCGGGTCACCAGTCGCGGCACCTGTACGATCTGCGCGGTGGGGACGCGGCGCGTGCGTGGCTGCGAACGCTCATGCAGCGGATCGCGTCGGCGCATGTGGCGCGTGCTGCGCTGCTCGGGGAGCCGGGCGAGGATGCGGACCCGGACGTCGACATGGCGCCGGCGTCTGACCCGCCGTCTGACCTCGACGCGGGCGGTTCGGATGAATGACGCGGCGGGCAGTGCACGGGGTCACGGCCCGGGGTGCGGGTGCGGTCGGCACGGCGCGAGGCTTGCGGACACGAAGGCGGAGATCGACACGACGCCGACGGCGGGGATGCGTGAGGAGGCGGAGCGTGGTCTGGCGTGGCGTCGTGAGTACGGTCGCGGCGGGACGGCGGTGGGTGTGGCTCGTGCTCGGGACATCGCCGGCGGCCGCACCCTGAGCGAGGACACGGTGCGCCGGATGGCGAGCTACTTCGCGCGGCACGAGGTGGACAAGAAGGGCAAGGGGTGGTCACCGGGCGGCGAGGGTTTCCCGTCGGCTGGCCGGATTGCGTGGGCGCTGTGGGGCGGCGACGCGGGTGCTCGGTGGGCGTCGAAGGTGGTGGGCCAGTTCGACCGGGTGGCGTCGCTTGCGGACCGAGGGCGGGACCGGGTGACGGTGCTGGGCGCTGACGGCCGGGAGTTCACGACGTGGCGGGAGCTGCGGCCGGAGGAGCTGGACGTGGCGTGGGCGACGCTGGCGGACCGTCGAGCGGACCTCGATGCGAACGTCGCGGCGCGTCTTGAGACCATCGCCATCGAGCACCGTGCGGCGGTGTGGGACAAGCTGGCCGACGGGTTCCAGCCGGGCGAGCTCGACCCGGTGTGGTCGACGTACCGGGTGAGGTACGAGGAGGCGATTGCGGACTACGCGCGGGACGTTCGAGCGGACGCTGCGGACGCGACGGCGGCGGAGGCTACGCGGGCCGCGGTGGGTGGTCGAGTGCTACCGGCGTCGCGTCCAGGCGTGGACGTCGAGGGCTTGCGCCGGTCGGCTGAGGAGCGGATGGCGCGGATTGCGGCGCAGGCTACGACGGCTGCGGAGACGCTGGCGAACCGGGTTCAATCCGAGGTGCAGGCGGCGTGGGCTGCTGGCGCGACGGTGAGCACGTGGGCGAGCCGGATCGGCATCAAGGGGTTGAGCCTTCAGACGCGGCAGATCGGCGACGCGGTGGAGCGTGCGCAGAAGCTGAGCACGGCGTCGAACCCGTCGTTTGCGGATGAGGGGTTGACGCCGAGCTTTCTGGTGCGGTCGGGCGTCATGGACGGGAACATCTGCGACCACTGCGAGGGGCTGGACGGGCAGAAGGTCTACGCCGACGAGATGCA